TTGTGTAAAAGTCGTATCCGGCCAAAGGAGAGCCAGTATGCTTGTCAATGGAGAAACCCTCGGGTGGTTTATCATAGAGTTCCCAATTCATGTATTTACTCATGGTTGTACCTTTCTTGTAACTCTTTCAAAACAATCTCCACACCTTCATCCAGTCCTTTCTTGTAACCGGATACACGCTCACCTATATTGTAGACCAAGCATCCTGCAACGATAAGAATAACTCCTACAGTCCTATGCCAATAGGGCAGGGATACACTGAACGGTGAGAATGTCAACCGGAAATGCCCGATGAATAATGCTGATATGATGAATATCGCAAGAAAAAATATTAGGTTTGCTTTCATAATCATATAAGTTTTAATATTTCTCAAAATTTGGGATTTGTAAATAGAAAGAGTTTCGAGACATGGGAAGCCAACACTTTTGCTCCTCATTGCACGTATTCCAATTATCTTCCCCAAATTCATCATTTAATGCTTCCACTATCTTATAGGCTACATCTTTTACAAAACGAGTATTAAGTATCCTCTTGCCTTTAATAACGATTGTAGGTGTATAGAGTGAAATTTTATACTCCCCACCGTTTTCTATCGACCAGCTACCTTGTGCTACTGTAATGTGCGGATTGGTTTCATTTTTATACTCTTGTACTATACTTAGATAGCCATTAAAATAGTTGGCTATTAGCTCCGACTTATATACTTTTAGTCCCGTAGCTTTTTCTAAAAGTTTTCTAAGCCTATAAGAATCATTTACAACAGGGTCCATTCTCATATAAGTTTTAAAGTTTCTTGTATTCCGGCTTCAAGTGCTTCCTCGTAGCTTTTATAATGCACCAAAGGCCTGTCGGATAATCCCACTAAATCATGGTTCGGTATTGTTAGTATATCATATATCCAATAGTCTCCATACATATAGGATACTTCAACGTGTAGCTTCTTGGTTTCACGCAGCCACTTTTGAGCAACATACAACACTGGACACAAAAATTCAATAGGTTCGTCATCTATTTCCGTACAACACGACATACTTTGCGGAAGGTCATATTTTGTAATAACCTTATTGCGGTCTATTATGTGTTCACACTTCCAAACAAATCCTTTCTCCTTCAGCAGCTTCGCTGTCTCTAATGTTACAAGTTCTTCGGTCATAACTATATAAATAATGCGGTTATTGAAACAATAGTCATAATGAAAAAGATTAATGCAAAACATTTCCATATTTTTACAGTAGCCTTCAAACCGTGTTTCTGCTTGTCAAACTCGCTTATTGCGTAATTCAAAGCCTCGTCTTTCAGTCCTTTAAACTTATTGTTCAAGAACTCGGTTATATCGTCTGCAATAGCATATTTCACCCTTTCCGATATGGATATTGGATAGCCCCTTTCGTCATAATTTATCTCATGCAGTAAATCATGATGAAAGAGATATGGCACACCATTTACTTCATAAGAAACCCTTATTCCGCCCTCTTTGGTGTATCTCAAAAACATCTCTTCGGAAAGCTCCTTTATCCTTACCTCATTCAGTTCGGACTTTTCTTTTAGGCTATTAAAATATTCCTCGTCAACAATCACACAATTGTTTTCAAGTTTCATTACATGTGCTTTCATTCTTTTTCTTTAAAGTGTTCAATCAGTTCGTTTACGGTAGCCTTGTGAATGGCGTCCAAATTCACGTCAATATCATTAACCCAATAAGTAGAGAACTTGATTTCAGGGCACAGAATCCATTTATCCCCATCCGTAAACCATTGGTATTTGTCTGTATCATCCCTTAATGCAGCGATAGCCAAGAAAAGTTACTCGTTGAAACCGCAATGGATGTACCCATTGCATTCCTCAGGAAGATAAGGTTCTTCAATCCCAAACATTTCATTATTATCTGTAGCTAAAAAATTGTTGTCGATACAGTATTTATTGCCTATTCTATATCCCAACCCTTCCAGCTTTGCCCGAAGTTGTAATGTGTTCTTTAATATAAAGCACGGTGTTGTAAATCCCATAGTTACTTGTTTTCAAATCGTTTAAGTACTTAACAATCCAATTCTCTTCAATTTCTTTCTAAAATTCTTTTCATTCAAGGCTTGGTCGTAATAGCAATCAGGTTCTATAACCGTTTCAGCTTTGGTTACAGGAAACCCATTCAAACCAATAGCAACCTTGTGTATAATAGAAGCTCTCTTAATTTCCCCTGTTTTTCGATTAAAAGAGAACAAGATATGTCCCGGATTCTTCTTAATCTTATTAACTAATTTATATTCTGTTTGCTGCTTTTGCAGATATTCTATCTGTTCCTTAGAAAGATTATCTTTTGTTATAATAGGTACTATATCCATTTTAGTTATTCCTCCTTATCTATCTTAATATCTGTTACTTTACCACGACACTTAAATTCACTATTTGTCATCTCTGATTCCGAAGCTAAATTAATCCAACATAGACACCCGTTTCCGAACTCATTTTGACATAAATCACGTAACGAACATTTTAAACAATCATTACGTTTCGTTTCCTTCAATTCATGCAGCACTCCGTCTATTATTATTCCGTTCTTTATTTCCATCTGTTTCTTCTTTTTTTCTCAATTCTATCACAATCAATCCAAATAATCATAAGTATAGGAATGACTATTAATAATGACAAGCAAAGTATTACTACTTCAAGAAAATCGGTTACTTCCATATCATCAATTATTAGAAGTTACACCCAAACATAACACCTTGCTAGAAACGCCTATATCGTCAAATTCCAAAGTAAGATATTTCGTATCATAAGGATAAGGGTATCTGCAATGTTTCAATTCTTCCTCCGTTAATTTGCGTCTGATTCTCATCTCAATTTCGTAATCATCGGAAAGGTTCTCAATGATTTTCCTAAGTTGTCCTACATTCTTTATTTCCATGGTTATAACGTTAAGATTATATTGGTTTTATATGCTCTATGGGGGAAGCAGCTAACGCAGATTTATCCTTTTCTCTGCATATATAAAACATGTTGCTGACTTTTAAACCCGTTTCGGCTTCAAGTTTTTCCAGAATATGAGCTATCTCCATTTCGGCTTTCGCTTTCTTGTTTTTTACTTCTTCTATATCCATGGTTATTTCCCTTTCAATTTCTTTATTAGTGCATCAGCCACCCTCAAAGAGCCTATTGCAATATCATCATAAGTTTCACTGTCATCGTTTATTCCTAAAGCAATACAATACCCTTGCATAGCGGATTTTGCCAATTCATAACGCCTTTGCTCCCAATCAATAGTTTCAAAATTATCAAAGAAGTCGAGTTCTGACACTTTGAAATACCTACCATTCACTAAGGCAGTCCCATCATCATATAAGTCTTCAACCTCTACAATCCCTCCAGTCTCTTTTATTCTCGCTTTCATTATTTACCCTCCTTTTCAACATATCCGTTTTCAATACACCAGCACAGCATCTCGTAGGCTGAATTAATAAGTTCCTTACTCTCTGTCAGGTTTAATATAGAACGCGAATAAGGCTCCATATATAAACATGTTCCGCTATTTGCAAGCTTCTGTAAGGTTAGTACATGTGTGCCAATAAAACAAGGCAGCTTATCGAGAATGTCCTGCAAAGTGTAAGTTTCATGATAATAGTCGTAATTCGTATCGGCATCCGGAGAGGTTACAACCATGTTGTCTGCATCTGATTCATTCCACTCGAAACACATGCTTCCATCGCTTGTATCCAACCCAAGCTCCTGCAAATGTTCCATCTGTTCGACTGATAATACATATTTTGATTTCATAATCATTGCTTTTTATTAGGTATTAAATCATCCAAATACGCCCATTTTTCAATGGCATCTTTGGAGCACTCGTAATCATCGCACTCTTCATCGTCCCAGCACTGCTCTGTTACATTCCAATAGCGGACACCGTAACCAGTTCCAGTGCTTAATTTCCCATATACAAGGCATGGTATCTGCGGATAATGTTCATTTTTGTATTCTCCATGAGCTTGTGGCACTTCATCTTTAGTCTTGTGCCACACGCTGTTGATATGCCAGTTCGCACCGGCAATAAATCCTTCTTTAAATTCATCTGCACCACATTCGCAACAATCGAATGCTGTATTATGACCGTTACAATGTTCGCAATATTCACGTTCTGAACATGGATAGGTTCCATTACAATTATAATGCTTATGAATTGCTTCCCTTGCTGCTTCTTCTACTGTCTGTTTCATAATCAATGACTTTTAATTTTCTTATATTTACCGCACTTCTTGCAGAAATAGTGACGGACGGTGTACCAACTGCTATCGCCCCAATCATCAACAACTTCAACTCTCCTCTCAAATAAGTATTCCCACTCGTGGCAACAGAACCATTTCTTTATAATGGCATCAATTAAACGCTTCATAACCAACTGCTCTCCTTTACAATTCTACCATCGTCTAACAACGTGTATAGTTTACCCTTATATGCCAGAGCGAAACACCATTGGCGGGCATACTTCAAATACTGATGCAATTTGTATCTGTGCGGGTGTTTCTGCACCTTTTCTCTTATTCTTCGTTTCATAATCAATATGTTAATATTAAATTTCCACTTTTGTGTAATTACTAAAATCACAATACAAGTATTGACACCAACCACCGAAGCGATATTTATCATTTAGATACCTACATTGGGAAGTCCACTTACTCTTTGTAATAATCTCGTACACCGTTCCTTTATGGATGAAAAGGTCGCCGACTTTTAAATTAGAAAGTTTAACTGTTTTCATTTCTTCCTTTCATTCCGTTTCCGATTGTCTTCCGAAACACGCATTTTGCACCATGATGTCTTGATTCAGAACCACTCTTCATTCGCTCCGACCTCTACCGAAAGCCAGTCCATGAGGAGGGTTATAAGGTTATAAATAGGTTTCATCTCACTAAACTTTTATCGCGTTGGCAATATTATCCGCATCCGACAGCTTTCTTACCAGCACATCAAACGCTGCTGTGCACCGCTCTGTGTTCATATTGACTGTTTTCCCGATTTTCAAACTATCGGAAGCAAGGTTCATCATCCTTGCCACATTTGAAAGCTTCAAATATTCCAACGTGAACCCGTTGAACCGTGCATCTTTCTTCCGAAGCTCTTTAATCCTTTCGTCAAACTGGATGCAGGCGTAATCACACAATGTCCTTGCAAGTTCGAACCTTGCAATCTCTGCGGAATGGGATATGCCGTTATCGTCAAGAACCTGCTTGAATTGCCAATACAACATATCCACGTGCTTGTTCACTTCTTCCGTATACTTGTCGTTGCAGTCGGCGAAAAACTCGCTCTGGTCTGAACCGATAACGCTGTTTACAGTACGCTCGTATTCCTTTCTTGCCTTATCGGCATCATTCAAATACCGCTTGAATGCCTGTTTGTAATAAGGCGTTCTTTTCATTGCATGCAGGCACTCGATAACCTGCCCGCAACAGATGTCGTTCGTGAGCAATATGTTGTAGGTGCACAGAACTACAAGACTCTCATATTTGCTGATTATCTGATTTGCCGTGTCGGTGGTCATTGCCTTGCCTGTTCTGCCTTGTTCATATTCTTGTTTTTGCTCTCTTTTGCAAGTTCATCAATCATGCGCTGATACTTCCTTGCCACCAACGGGCAGCGTATGCGCATTGCATTGTCACGCTGCCATTCCAATTGTTCGATTTTCTTTTCAATCTCTATGTCCATGATTATTTACCGTTTGTTTCTTATTTGGATAAACCCTCGTTTTTCGCATTCCTTTAACAGTTCCATATCTTCATCCCTTATATCGCATGGCGTCTCATGATTAACACTCATGTAATCCGATATGCCAAACTTTTTGCATATATCATAGTAAAAGCGTCTTTGCCTGCCTCTTGTCGTCCAACATATTGTAAGTCTCATATTATTGTCAAATTTATGCTTTCGCCACTACTTACGTAAACTGATACTACATACACGATTTGCCGCTCGTTTCATGGCTTCTGCATCTCCACTTTCCACAAGCTTACGTTCACGTTCAAGATACTCGACATAGGAAATTCCGTTGCTACCGCGCTCTTCTATCTCCTTTTGGCGCTGTAGTTGGTATTGCTCACGTTCGTAACGCTCAATGTCAATGCGGCGTTCCTTGATATAGTCAAGCATAGCGCTTGTAATCTTCATCGGGTCTATAGCTCCATAGAATCGTCCGTATTTCCCAGACTTAAACCGTGCAATGAAAAAGCATATCTCAGCTGCATTAAGGTAATAATACTCAGAAATAAATATCTCTGCTAACTCATTAAGCTGCTCCTTAGCAATCTTGGTAGATACCTCTGCGAAGTCATTGAGTGTACCGAATTGAATTTTCAACCATTCTAAAGGAGTTTCATCTCCATAAGTCGAAGCCAATAATCCTAATGTAGGTATAGAAAAATTCATGGCTAAATCGGAGTGAGTCGCCTTACACCTGACAATTTTGAACTGCAAATCTGGATTGTAATCAAGTATGAATTGTGCAGGGTCAGGATATTTATTCAATAACGCCCTCTGCTTCAAGTTCCTTTCTTTTTTTTGCGGCAGCTTCTCTGACTGTTGTAGCGACTGCAAGAACTGAATCACGTTTTCGCTGCTCGCTATCCTGTTGATTTTTACTAAGTCTTTCTCCATTGTAATTGCCTTCTAAAATCTTAATGAAATTTGTCGGTCTGAATATCCAGTCGAAATCACAATGCCAGTTTTGGTTATTATGCCCCAAAAGAAATGCTGATTGAGAAACGTTGTTGAAAACAGCCATAATAGCCTCTTTTCCATATTCTGCGGCTCTTACTTTTACGGCTTTCTTACGTTTTTCTGTCATTGCCGTAACTTTGGGTAACCGTCCTTCAAACATCTTGTTGAACGTATCCATAAGACCATTGTAATTTATCTTATCACTCTCATTGTTCCCTGATGGCGAGACTTCCCCTTGGGGGGAATTATAGGGGGAATATTCTTCTTCTCTTTCTACTTCTATTTTAGTCACGTATTGTTCAGTGAATGATACGGTAGTATTACGTGATTGTTCCGTGATTAATAAGTGAATATTATCTTTTATTTTGTCTATCAAGTATTTAGGTATATTCAAATCCTCGTAATTAGGTTTGTTGATTACTTGATGCCGAGTGAAATTTGGCAGATATATGAATCTTTCCCCTTTATAGGAAAGCAGACATATAAATCCGTTTATCACAAGCTCGTTCATCCATTTTTCAAACTGTTGTATTTGGATTTGGTCATACGGAAATATTTTAGACTTTAACCAGATAGAATCACCTATTACAGTCCCTGAATCATCAGAGAAATTCCAAAGACCTATATAGAGAAGCCTTGCATCCCTTGTAAGACGTCCTATTTTGGTATCATCCCAGAACTTTGGCTTAATCATTCTGTTTCGTGCCATGTTTATTCATCTTTATTTTCATGCATCTTTCAAATTGTCTATTTTTTATAATTCAACTTCCTTGATTATAAATTCTATTCTTGGATTTACTTTGTCTATAAACTTCTCTGCTACTATCTTCACGCAATTACGGTCATTCTTGATAGCTTTGCATCCTTGTAGACAATCAAGTACTGTCTTGAAACAATTGTCGAGGTCTGGGCGTTGGTTTTCATAGAATACATTCAAATAAAGTTCAAACAACCCTGCTATCATCTTGCCTCTGTACTGGTTACATTGTAGATAGAACGACTTTTCATATTCATTCAATGCCGGCTGTTTGGCAAGACTGCCATGACCGCGGATTGTTATAACTTTATAACAATTAGATTTACTCGGTATCTTGCCCCTTATTATCTGTTTATTATATATCATGTTATGGTAGTTTTAATTTTATTTCATTGATAAGTTCTTCATTGGATATACAATAGCCGGCATTAGCTATGTCGCATAAATGCCTTTTTAAATCGGTCGGATTGTTAAATTCAATAGGTTGCTCTCCAAAAGGAGTAATGGGAATTCCTTTTTTATATACCACATGCCCTCGTTTTTCTATTTCTTCAATCAAATCTTCATCAGAGGCAACGGTCATAAAATCATCGAGATAATCTTCTATATATATGTCCGTCTCGGTTGTGATTGTAATATACTCTCTTTTTTTCTTCATATATATTTGATTTTAAGTTCCACATCCACCGGCTTATCTTTCATCATGGAGAAAGCATCGATTGTATCCTCTCCTTAGTCAACTGGATAGGTCGGGTCATTATTTCACTTTCTATGTTTTCCAACGGTATCTTCTTTCCGTCATAGGTAATAAGAATCGCAGAAGTTATTACGTAAGGACTCATGTCTTGTATTGTTTCTTTATCTGCCTTGCAATCTTCTTGTTCAACTTACTTAGACGCTCTGCCTGCTTGCTGTCACCTCCAATATTATGAATGTCTGACTTTCGGTCTGCGATAAGCTTCTGAATGATTGCACCTTCGGATTTGGTTACTGTAAGTTTCATTCAAGTTTTTATTTGAATCCCCATTCTTCCATGTAGTCAATGTTTTCAGGAAATCCTTCTACCGATTTGGGACTAAGGAATATTTTCTCACTCTTCAATGGAGTGCCTCCCCAAACAGTAGCAGGGCATTCTTCATATTCTTCTTTAGAAACTTCACTTACATTAAAATGGGGTTGGAAGCCATATCCCATTACGCTTTCCCCTAAGTAAGTACCAAACTTCTTTAAAGCCCATTGAAATGCAATATCTTTATATAGGTAATGTTTAGAAAACACAGCCACATATATTTTATGAGAGAAATTTCCTGTTTCTGTTAAGTCAGGATTACATCTGATACAGAAATACTTAATACGTGAAAGTATTTCTTCAACAAACCTTTCATGCTTTTCGCAATCTTCTTTCGTTAAGAACTCTTTCCCGTCATTTGCAATGTAAATAGTCTTGGTAATTTCTTTTGTTTCCATGCTGTTTTTTATTAAAGTCCCGAAGCGTATTCTCCGGGGCACAACCATTATTTACTAACCCTTGCCATTTATGTGTGGCTCACATTTATGAGGGGCGTGACAGAATCGAACTGCCCTCCTCTACAATGCTGCGCATTACATTAGTCACACCAGCCAAACGCCCCATGTTCACCCGCCCCATCTTCGCAGACCGGACAGGCAGGTTAACAAATAGTTCCCGGATAGGCGGTCAAGCCACACCGGGATAGTTAACTGTTAGCTGAAATTAAATCACTTAACCCGAACCTTTCACGGGACTTCTGCGTGAGCAGAGGGCTTTCGATTAATTATATCAAGTCTAAAATCTTTGTCTTTGCAATAGCGTCCAGCTTCATATCTTGAAGCCCCTGTTTCATGTATTCCGCTGCCTTTTTGTTGGCATCATCCATGTTCTTTGCCGCTATGAGAACGTAATATTTATTCTCTTTTTCTTTCCCGTTGTCGTCAACAAAAACTTCAACAAGGGTTATCTTATAAAAGAACTCATCATCCTGCTTTTCATTGACAATCTCACGTATCTTGCTACGGCTGATTGCGAAAACGTCACAATTACCGTTGTATAGTTCATTGCCTTTTAGTTCGACATGACCGAAAAGTTCATCATCGGTAATATATTGTTCGGTGACTTCTTTTTCTTCTCCTTTGTCATTGGTCTTGTTGACCTTCAGCTTTAGTTCGTAGTACATTATTGTTCTGTTTTAAAATTTGTCTTTTAATTTTCTTGTTAAGCTTCCCGACAAAACGTCCATGCTTCTCCGTCGTTCCATCGGGCAGGCATTCCTTGTAGGAGTAAAGAAGCTTTTGCAGGAGAAGCACTTCCTGTTTTGTGAGGGTGAGTTTCATTGGATTAATGATATAAAAAGCGAGGTAACATTATAATAATGCTACCTACGCTTGATTGATTATAATTCATTCCTTGATGTTAATCAGTTCTTGATGAATAAGGTATATAGTGCTTGCATCATTTCTGAATAGCTCTGCATTGCCTTCATCGACACATGAAGCGTAATTAAACAACAGTTGAACAAGTTCGTCTGCAAGTTCCCTTGGCGACAAGGATTCATTGAACAACTGATTGAACCCGGATAAATCATACTGCTTTTCAGTTCTCATATCCAACTCCTCCCCACATAAGACGAAACGTTCCTTTCCTTTCGGAGTGACAAGAAGCTGCGTACCTGCGTGCCCGTTTTTCTCAAAGTCCTTTAACTCAAAGTACATCGGTACGTATTGGGAATACGGTTTAAGCTTCTCTTTTGCGTCTCTATATAGGTATTTGTTGTCTATGAGCAATGAAATAAACTTGTTTTGAGGGATGTGTATCTGCTTTGCTGTGTCCCTAAGATTGGTAAGCAAGTTCCTTGATGCAAGATTGTCGAAATATACAACTTTCGGTCTGTTCATCTCGTTTTCAAGAGCGAGCTGTTGGCGCACCTTTTCTTCCTCTATCCATTTCTCGGCTCTCTACGCTCATTAATATTAACGTTAAGATAGACAGCTTTTGCTTTCAGGTTCTCGTCCATACTTACATAAAGGTCGTTTTCTTCTATCGGAATGACAACGCATTTCTTATTCTTGATTGTTGCTATGCCCGCTTTTTCGAGCTTTAGCAAATTTACGCTTCCGGTTAAATTCATTTTTTATTCAGTATTTGATTAATGATTTTGTTTGCTTCGGTTATCCGTCTCTCAAATTCAGCGATTACGGCATCGTCCCTTGTTATCTCTACAATGTGAATGTTATGTTTCAGGAAAGGGCAGAAAACGACAAAATCAGCTTTGCTCAATCCTGTACAGGACATCTCCGCTTGTACTTGGTAGAAATATTTAGGATTAACAGCTTTCAGAGTTTTGTTATCCTTAACCTCTGCCATGTATTCTATGAATGTTTTAGGCAAAGGACATTTCACCTCTACCACCTTTCTTGTGCCATTCCTAATCGCTATCCGGTCGGGAGAAGCTGAGAAATAAGGTATTGTAGGATGTTGTATGCTTTCGCACTCTTCAAGTTCGCATCCGGTAACAAGCTGATAACATTCGGCTGCGAAATCCTCATTATCATGCCCAAACTCTATAAACTTGTTGTTGATGCTTACCTGGTTTTGGTATATCTCAAACAGATAATCATCTTCAATATATTTAGGAAGAATATTACGCTCTGCTGCGACTTCATATATATAGGAAAGGGCTGTCTTTCCAAACAATTCCCCTCTCTTTCCGCTTGTCATAAGGTCACCAATGCGGCTACCAGTTATCTTTCCCAAGCGGGACACCAGCCATTCCTTTGAACCTTGTTCTATCATTGTGCGGGCTGGCTAAAGATTTCACCTGTTGTCTTATCAATTACTGGCTTCATTGCTTTTTTCATAGCTTCTTTCTTTGCTTCCTTACTTCCTCTGATTGGTTTCATAAGTTCATCAACAGTAGTATCTCCGTCTTTCAGGGACTGAACAATTCCAAGAAGTAGCGCGATTTCATCTGCTTTAATCTGATTGATTGTCTGTTTACCACACAACTTGATTGTTTCCTCTTCTGTAATTCCGTATTCGTCAAATAAAAAATCTATTGCTCCTTTTCTTCTCTTGATTATTTTTTCTTCATCAGACAAATCGCCAGTGATGAACTTTTGCGCAGCCCTATAAACTTTCTCAACGACCGCTTTTGGAACGACCGCAAACACCGCATTTCTGTATGCAATACTGTTTGCTGCATTCCCAGTAACGGTAATCATATCATCAGAAAAACGTTGTCCTTTGCTATTGACAATACTTCTGCGAACTTCAAAGGCGGAAGCTACGTTCGCTTCCAAATCCCAGCAGGTTCCTCTACTGATTATCTGCTTATCGGTGATTTGAACCACCTTGGCTTCTGTCCTTATGTTCCCCCAGTTAGATACAATAATCTTGGCGAGGTGCACAGATGGGCCGGTAATAGGTTTCCCACCACGAGGTAACGCATACCCGCAGCTTTGCGCCGTCTCAACATCCATTGTTGCTATAGCGATAGAATTGTCAACGCATCTTTTAATACTTCTTGGATATTGTTTAGCTGTTGCCACTTGACTGTCAACACTGGCGCGTTCAACCGCATCTACCTGTACAATTTGTACATCCTGCGCTTCTACAGGAAGCACTTCGTAATTTTCTAATCCCATAATATGATAAATTTTTAATTCAACAATATCTTGATAACCCCTGACTAAGGCAGAGATTAGTTCTTTCTTCTTCAAGTTCAGCAGGAGTGTAATCGTATTGGTTACATTCCATCTCTGCGCGCAACTCCTCAATGTCTTCCTCTATAAGCTGAATGATTTCTTCTTTTGAAGAATAGCCGTATTTGGGAAGATAGCCCAAATCGCAAGCTTTGACTTCGTTCAGCTCCTTGTACAGTTCTTCAAGTTCATTTTCCATTGTATTGTGTTTTTAAACCGCCCGTACAAGGTTAAAGGGAAGCGGTGCGCACTTCGCTTCTTTCACGGCTTTTAGTACGGTAATAGCTCTGACCTTTTCTGCGGCTGAATTTGGTTAAGTAAAATAGTACATCTTGCTGTTCCCAACTCCCAACTTCTTCACTCTGATAGTTGTAATGAACGGAAAGTCTTTTTTGGAAATCTTGCTTAGGGCTTCTTTAATAGGAGTGGAGTTTGTAAAGAACTTGCATTCCGTACCTTCATGTTTTATTTTTACTACATATCTGTCTGAACCATGCTGTGTTTTTACACCCGATTCAAAATCAAGTATTTCAATTTCACAGTTAAGAATATCGGTTATTGAAACCTGCGGAACTGGAAATATATGTCGGTCTGCATCAATTTCAATTCCTAATTCACTGAATCTTTTCATTCTTAATAATCTTTTTAATAAGGTGCTTAGAATTACAATGCTTCGCCCAACCCAGCCATGAACAGATTGCCATTTTGTAATCATGCGGGGTTATATTCTTTTTGTTTAATGCAGATACTTTACGGCAAAAGTTTTTCTTTATGGATTTCCGCATCAATGTATGCGTATGAAAAAATACGTATCCCACGAAATCTATTCCCCTGCTATCTACCGGAAAAAACTGATAGTTGCCCTTTAATTGCAGGTGCAGTTTCTCATTAAGATATGAGTTGATTTCAAGAAGAATACTGTGTAACTCTTTCTTGCTGCTGGAAAGTATCACCATGTCATCGGCATATCTGTAATAATATGGCATTCGCTTTTCTTCCTTAATCCAATGGTCGAAATAAGAAAGATATAGATTCGCAAAGAATTGGGAAAGATAGTTACCGATAGGAACACCCGGTGCTGAATCTATAATACCATCCAGAAGGGCAAGCACCTTTATGTCTTTTATTTTCTTACGTATGATACGTTTCAGTATGGAGTGGTCTATTGACGGATAATATTTGCGAATATCCATTTTCAGACAATATTTTGTTCCATCAGCATCTTTCAGGTCTTTCTTCAAATGTTTAACTACTCCATGAATGCCTTTTCCTTTGATACAGGAATAAGTGTGTGAAATGAAAATCGGTGTCCATATATCTTCAAGGATGTTCATTATAGCGTGATGCACAACACGGTCACGAAATGGTAGCCTGTATATCTCACGCTCCTTTGGGTCATGTATAATGAAAGTCGTGTATTGAGAAGTGATATAGCTTCTTTCCGACAATTCTTTGTGCAAGGAAAGTATGTTGTTATCCAAATCTTTCTCAAACTGAATAACTCCATACGTTTTTCCTTTGCCCTTTTTAGCTTTAGAATAAGCAAGATAAAGATTATCTATATCATAGATGCGATGATATAAATTCCCAAAGCGTTTCATAGCCTTTGTTTTCTAATAAGAGTTTTCGGGTTAAACCTACCAACACCGTTTGAATTGTTGTTTTCCACCAAGAGGTGAGGTTTCTGCCCTTTGAAGTTTTACAACATAGGTGAGACCTGCTACCTGCATTCGCATACGCATTATCGTAATTCGAATCGTTGAAAGCGAAAGAGGAAGGAGACAAGGGCAGACAACCTTTGTATGCTTATCCTATCTGGATGTCTTTCCAAATGTCAATAAATTGTTTTGCCGAATATGCCGCAAGTTCGCGTGTTTTATAACAAAGGCGAGACCCGCTACCCGCAGCCGCATACGCACAAACGTAAGACGAAGCGTGGAAAGCGAAAGAGGAAGGAGACATAATGAAATAGGGATAATACTTGTTCTCATCCGAGTTATCCCAGTCTGCTTTCCAGCCTTCATTCAGAGCTTCCGTAATAACTTCCATTTTATATAACGCAATGAAATGCCTGCGCATGTCTTTGGGTAAATCTGAAAAATCAGGGACACCTTTTCTTTCTGTTTCTTCCATTGCGTCTTCAAACGTTTTGATTCTATCCATTACGTTTTGATTGGCAAATATTTCTTTGCCGTATAGATTTTCAAGCATCTGCTTTCCTTTATTGTCCGCTTCTCTCCAAGCCTTTAAAGCGTTCTTTTTATCTACATTTAAAGTCATAATTGTAAGTTTATAGGGTTATAGAATAAATTGTTTCCACAAATCAATGAATTGCTTCCCGCAATAATTGGAAAGCTTTTCACTTTTCAAACAAAGGCGAGACCCGCAACCCGCAAACGCATACGCAAGACCGCAAAACGAACCGCCGAAAGCGAAAGAGGAAGGAGACCCATTAGGCTCGAACCACGGATACCAGCGTCTCACGTTTGCATCGCATACATCAGCTTTCCAACCTTCGTTTAGGGCTTCTATAATTAGAGTCAGCTTTTGGTAAGCAATATCGTGTTCCGTTAAGCCTAATTCCAATAGCTTTTTCTCATCGAGTGGTTCCCTTCCCAACTCGTGGCAAGCATCAAGGTAGGTTTTCACTCTTTCTGTAACGTCTTGTGAAAAGAAATCTTTTCCAAAGGATTCTTCCAATACTGTTTTTAGTTCTTTTGAACCGCTCCGATATAGTTCACGGGCTTTTTGTTCACTTAATTGTAATGTTTTCATATGATTGTTATTAATTGGTTTCAAGAAAAACCGGACTATCTTCACAGACCGCCCGGCTACGACTAAACAAATACTTCATCTGTAGTGAAGATGTTGCGACACCCGGACTCGAACCGGGACGAGTTGTCAAGCTCCACACATCTAAGGTTTGACATTCCTATCATAGAGTGCTGCGTCTACCATTCCACCATGTCGCAGTGTTTCCCGACCAGCACGTGGACGGGATTTGAAAAATACTCTAATTAACTCCTAATGCAAGGTTATGCCTCCACGGGGTTATCGTACTTACTATATTCTGATAAGATATACTCTTTTTCTTCATAATTTAAGGAATACGCTTTATCCATGAATTTTATTGCCATGTCCTCGTTGTTATCAGAAAGCGGATAGTAGTCGGAAGCAAATTTGTAAACTAACCATTCTAATCTCTTGTATTTTGCCTTGACTTCTTTAAGTCGGCTGTGTATTTCCGAAATAATTTCCGAAGCTTCGCCTAACTGCACATCATATTCCTCTTTGTCTTTCTGGGCTTGCTCTTTCAGTACCTTGTTCTGCGCCAAAAAACCGGAAATTTTGGTATAGAGTTCTTGGGAATACACAAAATCTGAATTGACAGAGAAATCGGGGCTGTTGGAATAAGAATATTTCTCTTTCTTGACAAGATACTTATAATCACTTCCTGTTTTACTCCAATCATATTCAACCTTACGCAGAGTTTTTGCATTTCGCAATGCTTCTGCAACCGCATTCGCTTCTTCTATGCTTGTAAAAGCAAAATTTCCAAGAAATGGAATGGTGAAAACTTTCAAATCACCCGGTTCAATATCAAACAGTTCAGGAGCCTGCGGCCTATCCATGATTTTAATGCCTTCCTCCATCATCCGGAGTTTTATCATTTTCTGTACATCTTCATCCGTTAATGCAAGGATTTCTTGCTCGGTCATTTCTGTAATTTTTTTCATATTGCTTGTTTTTTAAAATGAGTACTATCTGTTTTATCGTTCCCGTGAGCGTTCCGATGGTTGCCTTACTACTCTCAAACATCTATTGAGAGCCACGGGATAATTACATATTACTTCAATTTTCTGATTATATCACCGCCATAAGAATATTGAGTTAATTCTATAAACTCATGTACGGTATAAGTATCATTGTCAATGTCTATTCCCTTATTGGCACAGAATGACAGCCTTCCTTGCTTGCACGAACCGGTCAGCACATGATGCCAATGGAACAATTCTTTAGCCGATACCTTTTTAGTAAAGTCCTGAAAATGCTTTTTAAAAGCTTCCAACCTTTCCTCCTCGGTTGAATCGTCATACAATTTTTCTTGAAGCGAAGCAAAGGCCTCGTGCAATGTTTCTCCATGAGCGAATTTCCCATTCCTTTTTGCAACAAATGTCTCAGTCAATGTAAAGTCATCGTTCAGTATATATCCTTTAGCTACATTGTCATGAACATGCTTGATAATTGTAGGAATATCATCAATGATATATGCTTTGTCGCCATTGAATGTTTTAATTCCATCGCCATCGCCAGAGCCATCGCCAGAGCCATCGCCATCGCCAGAGCCATCGCCAGAGCCATCGCCATAGCCATCGCCATAGCCATAGCCATAGCCATAGCCATAGCCATCGCCATCGCCATCGCCATCGCCATAGCCATCGCCATCGCCAGAGCCAGAGCCATAGCCAGAGCCAGAGCCATAGCCATAGCCAGAGCCAGAGCCATAGCCATAGCCATAGCCATCGCCATCGCCATAGCCATCGCCAGAGCCATCGCCAGAGCCATCGCCATAGCCATCGCCATAGCCATCGCCAGAGCCAGAGCCATAGCCAGAGCCAGAGCCATAGCCATAGCCAGAGCCAGAGCCATCGCCATAGCCATAGCCATAGCCATAGCCATAGCCATAGCCAGAGTATATACTAAGAAACTTTCTTATCTGTTCTTCCATACGGCTACCTCCTCAATGGATTTTATCGCTTCATCTGTACAAGGAATTATTTCTATAACCCCCAAAATAGAGATTATCGGTACAACTAATGTAAATTTACAATCATTAGGTCTTTTCGTTCCCTCAACAGCTAATTGGCTGATAGATGCAGCCCCATACCAACACCACAATCTTCGGCAGTCTGTCAATGTAACCTCACTACCATTTTTTTCTTTCAATACTCCGTAAAATACGCCCGCTCTGTCTGCTCTAATAATTACTTTTTTCCCAATCATAATTCTATATATTTAAAGATTAATAAATATTGGCTCCCTTCAACGCAACAATACGTGTTTAGCTTTCAGCGTGCCCGAATTTGACGGGAAGGGAGTATATAATAGTACCAGCGATAATGACGCCCAAACATCATACTTTAACGGTCAACGGACGATTTTCCGCGCTGATACATAGACTACTATTGTAGTATGTTCATTAACTTAATCACGCTGCTGCCTTATGCTCGTATTCACCTCTCAATGAACAGTCTTCGCAATCGGTTGCTTGCACGCTATACATCGCCTCAGCTATGTGTATATATAGATATACTGCTTATCAGCGCAGGCTAATTTTACGTGCCCTGAACACGACTTCATTTTTGAGGGTTAAGTCTCCCATCCCGAATGTTTGGCTCATCGGTTTCGCCTATAATGCTCCCTCTGCACGACTCGAACGTGCGACCTTCGCTAACCGGAAATTACCGGATACTAAACCTTCGAACAAGTAACCATAGCGATGCTCTGCCTGGCTGAGCTAAGAGGAAGGAGCGTTGTTCACACAACGCGGTTTCTTTCTATAAACCTTTCAATGCTTTTCAAGTCGTACCAAATGGTACGGTTATTATATTTAGAAAATGATATTTCGGCATTGTTCCTTAGTTTTTCCAACAGTTTATCACTGCATCCTAAGTATGCCATTGCTTCCTTAGCGGAGAGCCATAGTTTGTTGACCGGCTCTACCTTTCCTACAGATTTCGTTCTTCCCATAACCTACCAACTTAGACTGTCGTAATATTCTTTGTTATTTAAATAAGTCTTTACGATTTGAGTATCGCTACAACCTTCGCCGAGAGAATCTACAATAACATTGTAAGCCGTTTCCGTCATGTTGTATATGACTTCCTGATTATAATCTGATTTACCTGCGATGCCGAGAAGGAATAAGAAGCCGATAAATCCTATTGCAAACATGGCTGTCTGTTTTGATATTCTGTTGATATTCATAAGGAAATTTTATTTAATTCTTGTTACTTCTGTACCATAAAAAGTCGGTTTTACATAAAACGAATACCCTTTTTTTGACAACCGAGTGACAGTAGAACGTATAACAGTCTCAGTAATATCTTTATGTTTTATTCCCTTAGGCTTTCCCAACGGGAGATACTCTAATGTTTTAGTTGCAGAAACTACCTTTACAATATTTGCCCAATCAGTCATTTTATTAATTGTTTTTATTGTTAATCACCCACGAAACAAGAGCCAAAACGCCCTCTGTTGTTAGAAGTATAATAGACGGAAGCCGGAGCATTGAAATTATCATAGGCGCTTCTTTTTGCCGGCTTATAGCCTTCATTCTCCTTTCTCAATCTATTAGTGAACGCTTTATCGTCAGCAGACTTATAGTCTACCATATTGGCTATTTCCTCTTTTACGCGGACAGAAAACTTTGCCATCTTCCATGACCTTTTCAAGCTTTCAGACCAGGTGTATTTTCCGGTCTTGTAGAAGTTGTGAGCCTTTTTCATTATGTCTGATAAATCGTACTTCATATTTGCTTTCTTTATTTATTTTCTTATCTTTGTATTTACTTTAGTTTTATAGCCTTGCTTAAAACGTTGTTTAAAACAACAGTGCAAAGATACTATCTATTTTAGAAAGCACAAAGAAATACTTTCTTTTTTAGTTAGTATTTTATATGTTATAAAACATGTTTTTAGTAAAACTCTGATTAATATATTGTTATGTTTGAGTTTAGGACAGCATCGAAGGGGAGAAAAGAGCATCCTAAGGTAATAATGCCGGAGGAAAAGGATAAAATAGTGCATGAACTTCTTAATAAAGAAGGAAATGGTTTTTATTTTGAATATAAAAATGTCCCAGACCTTAATATCAGTATGGTGCAATTTGAAAAAGTGATGATTGAACTTGAAGATATGGGGATGCTTAAAATTGAAGGTTATAAGAATGGCGGTAAAATATATCTTAATTCAAAATTGGATACATTCTACCGCTATGGGGGATTTAAGATGCAAGACCAAATGCTTTCAAATGATTTGGAAAGATTAAAACTTGAACTTGAAAATCTTAAGAATGCGGTGGAGCCACCCGTTTCGGAGAAAGTAAAAACCATCACTGAAATTGCGGCATCTATTACATCTGCATTGGCTTTTGCTTTCGGGAGGGTACAGCCCTAAATGTTTTTCAAGAAACGTAATAGGTGATTCTTTTTCACTGTCGCTGCTAATTTCATGCAGTGAATGAAATATTACTTCACCGTCTTCGGCGTTTGTAACGGTTCTCTCTACATTAAGGCTGTTTTTTCCCTCAACGTATCTACGGGAAATTGTAATTGTGTAATTAGGTTCATTTTTCATAATTCGTTCTTTGAAATGTTGTACAATCGGTTAATTGATAATATAATTTTATGGATAAAAATTTGATTTTGATGTGCAAATCTGCTACCGAATACATTATTAGGAACAAAAGCATTTCCCAAAAGAAGTACGAAGAATTATTTGGTAGTAGTGGTACAGTAGTTTTTGAGAAGCTAAAAAGTTTAGGAGCAGGCAAAAATATTGGATACGGAGATTTGCAAGTCACCCAAGAAGCCAAACGGCTTATTGATACTAAACACTTTGACAACCTAATAGAACAGATTGAGAGAGATGAATATGATAGGAACTTGTCAAATAAAAGCAAGAAAGCCACCATAAAATCCGTTCGTATAGCAAAAATAGCTTTGATTTTGTCTATATTTTCGATGACCGGGTGGCCGCAAATGTTTTTTAAATGGCTATGGTCTATCATTCTTAAATCCGTTTATTAGCTTATTTGCAAACTCATGAATAAAGTCTTTTGTATTTAAGAGATTTTTTTTGAACTCATCGTGAAAAACTTTTTCCCCGTTTAAAAATATATCTCTTGAATACAAATCAGAATCTTCATCTACTGACATTATAATTTCAATCTTTGTTATTTTCTTCATAATATGTAGTTATTATTTAATCAAGTAATTATTATACTTTATGTTAACTTACAAATTACCAGGTTTGAAGGAAACGTTGATTTTTGAGTGAATCATCCCCTTACCCGTAGAGAGTGTTTTTCTCTCTAACGGTTCAGGGATAATTCGATGGCAAATCACCAGTATAAGTTAGGTATCGACCCCATCGGCTCTGAATTGGGTGCTTCCAATCTCGGCTTTCAGCTTTTACAGAGTTGGTTATCTCGTAACCTGCACCTGCGCACCAGTCTGCTTATTTCAATCGACTGCCTTCTTTCGTGCATCCCCTCACGGGCTTTCACCGTGAAGCTTCGGAAGGTTGTTTTAAATCTGTTATTGGTCGAACGTATTTTCCCCGATAGCCCTCCGCAGTAGCTCGTAAAGCGGAAACAATAACCGATTGTACTTTATAAAATAAAAAAATCCGTTGCTAAAGTAGAGAGGCAACGGATTTCCATATAGAAAAGCCCACGTTAGGGCGATTGTTTAATCATGTGTCTGTTGCCTCTCTACTTGCAACGGGTGCAAAGATACTATCTAAAATGGAAAGTAAAAATAAAAACGAAGCAAATCTTAGTGATTTAACAAAAAGATTTCTAGAAGAAGTCGAAAGGATGGGAGTATCTTTCTATAATATAGCGAAGAGCACTGGGGTTAAAGAGGCTATGTTCACTAAAATAAAAAGGGGGATACAAGAGCCAAGCAAGAAGTTCTTATCTAAGTTTGCAGAATGTTTTCCAGATGCAAATATGAAATATATCTATTTGGGCAATGAAAAAAATAATGCCGAACATGATATTAATAATGAAGCGTTTAATGATTATACTTATCGTTTTTTAGAGACGATAGAAAAGTTGGAACTTACCGATTATAAGGTGTGGAACACTTTAGAAAATTTATCAAAGGCCACCATGTCTAAAATAAGACGTGGAATATGCGGTGTGTCTATGAACACGTTGCAAGAGTTTTGTCAAATGTATAAAGTCAACGCCAACTACATCCTCACCGGCAAAGGTCCAATGTTCCTTGACAATGAAACTTCACATTCGTCTTTGTCTGAAAAAGATGTAGAAGATTTGCCATCTCCGGAAACTGCTGAATACTGGAAGCGAATGTATGAAACGACAGTAGTCATGTATGAAGCGCAATTTGAGGATTTACAAAGGCGATTTAACGCTCTGAACAAATCTGTGGAAGAAATACAAGACCTATTCAGTGTGAGAAGAAAGGCTGTTTAATATATATGTTTACAAACATGTTTTGAAATAAAACTTTTTCAATATAAAATTTGTTGATATTTTATTTCGACAAGACACAATTTATTAATTTGAAATATAATGAATGAAAATGTAAATCTAATGATGAAGCACATGCTCCGTCTTGCAGAAGCGTATGAAAAATTACTTAAAGAAGTTGTACAACTGAGACAAGAAGTCGCAATACTGAAAGGCGGAAAGGTAAAGGAAAAGAAAATTTATAATATGAAGATTTTAGGCAGTCAGGTTGGCGGAAGTTGATACAAAAAGCGGAAATGTGCTTCATCATTTGGTTTATGTAAAATAGAATAAACAAATAGTTTATTTACCCCGCCCGCCGTATTACTGGCGGGGTATCATAACGTAAATGTTGTTATTTATAATTAGTCTAAATTATAAATAAATCTGTCTCACATTTTGGTTACATCCTTATTTATGTCTTATTTTGTAGCGAAATATTGTATTACGAAGTATAATACAAAAATAGTGCTGTAATTGTGATGTTATTAACAATGTTTATAGCGTTGTTAATGGTGTTGTGTTTAAGATATGTTGTTCGTTCGTTCTTTCTTATATTATAGTATCATAGTATCAAAAGGATATGGGAAGTGTTATAGAAAACAAGAAAGTTAATGTTATTACAAAAAATCGTCAGGTAAAAACTAAAGGCGATAGGTTAGGATGGACTTTAAGGAGTGAAGTTAAGCATGTTCCTTTACGCGGAGTAGTTGGTAGAGGAAGAATTGTTAGTGAAACGTGCTGTTTTATTTCAACCACTGCAAAAATGATTATGTAAATGTTCGATAGGGTACAGCCGTTTGAATTAAAATATATACAGAAAGCGTCTCCTAAAGAGGGGGACGCTTTTGATTTCTCGTTAATATATAAATTTTATACGGACAAGACGGAAGAGTATCAGAGATTAAAATATATCATCCGAGCAGAATCTTATGATGATGTTTTTGCAATAAAATTCTATGCTGCAAGAGATAGGAAATTAGATAATAAATATAATAGGATTATTAAAGTTCACGGCTACAAGGGAGCAATGGGAATATTTATTACCTGTGCTTCAGTAATTCCTATGATAATCAAAAAATATCCTAATGCTTCTTTTGCTGTAAATGGAGCAGAAAGTATGGATATGGAAAGTGACAAAGTGGAAGGGAGAGTAAACAATCAAAGATTCAGAATATATAAAAATATAGCTTTGAACTTATTCGGAAGGAAAATGTTTGAACACATTGAATATAAGAATGTAAGCTCCTACATTCTTGTAAATAGGAAGAGTTGCCAAGATGTTCAAGAGAAGGCGGAATGTATTAAAGAAATGTTTTTTAGCAGAGGATTTGAAGGGTAGAATTAGCATTGTTGAATAGGGTTAAAAATAGAATGTATGCAAAATGTATGCAAATTGTTTTTGTATGTAAAATAAATATTTGATATATAGTATTATAGATGCACTAAAAAAGAGCTTCCCAAGCTGAGGGTCGCGGGTTCGAGTCCCGTTTTCCGCTCTCTTGAAAATCAAGCAGTTACAAATAAAGTAGCTGCTTATTTTTTTATGTATGCTGAATAACATTCCGCTTTTAGACCCTTTTAAACCCCTTTAATCTTATCTTTGTATGCAAATTCTATGCAAATTTTCAGATTTGCATAAACTAAAAACATAGATATATGGCAACGGTTAAATTCTACCTTGATAAAAGAAGGCAAAAAAAAGATGGCACTTATCCGATAAAGTTGAATGTATTCCACAACAAACAAATAATGATAGCTACGCAGCTAAGTGCATCGGAAAAAGAATGGAATGGGAATGAATATTCTGTGCGTGCACAAAATTACAAGCCGAGGAATATAGTTGCCCGTGGAATAATAAACAAGGCGGAAACAGTAATATTTACTTTAGAGCAACAAGAAAAGTTGAAATCAACTACAGACAAAGCTTTGAAGAAGTTGATAGAGGACGCTATAAGTAACAAGGTTGAAAACCAAAAGACGTTTCTCTATTATCTTGATGAATTCGTTTCCAAGAAAACCAATCAGGGAACTAAGTCTATATATACAACCACAAGAAACAAGATTGAGGAATACGATAGTCATTGTACTTTTGAGAGCATGGATAAGTCATGGCTGGAAAACTTTGAAGCGTGGATGGCAAAGACGATGAAGGTTAATGCCTACGCTATTCATTTACGGAACATACGTAGTGTATTCAACTACGCCATTGATGAGGAGTACACAACATTGTATCCATTCAGAAGGTTTTCAATAAAGAAAGAGGAAACCCGAAAACGCAGCCTTACAGCAGAACAACTTAGGTTATTGAGAGATTATCCATGTGAGGAATACCAGATTAGATATAGGGATATGTTCATGCTCATGTTCTATCTCATAGGAGTAAATGCAGCCGATTTGTTTAACGCAAAACATTCTGCATTGGTAAATGGTCGTTTTGAATATAAAAGAGCTAAGACGGGGAAATTATACAGTATTAAAGTAGAACCGGAAGCGCAGGCTATAATTGAGAAATACAAAGGGAAGGATTATCTTCTTAATATAATGGATGACTACGGAAATTACAAGGATTTCCTGCATCGTATGGGAATAGGGTTAAAACAGATTGGAGAGACAGAAAGGAAGGGATTGGGAGGGAAAAAGAGTAGAAATCCTTTATTCCCTGATTTGTCCTCATATTGGGCAAGACACACATGGGCCACGGTAGCGGCAGAACTCGATGTCCCCAAAGAGGTAATCGCCCACGCGCTTGGGCATAGTTGGGCGAACAGCACAACGACTGACATCTATATCCATTTTGACATGCGAAAAGTAGATAAAGCTAATCGGAAAGTTATCGATTATGTAAATGTTTTTAAGAAGTAATAAGGAAGTAGGGAGATAAATATTTTCGATAATTATACCAGTTATTTCGGATAGATAGGTATGATATTCCAAATAATTACATATCTTTGCGAAAGCATGTCAAGTGGCATGCTTCCCATACTGACGAAAAGACATGAAAAAACTTACAATCAAACAAGAGAATTTTTGCAACTACTACATCGAAAGCGGCAATGCTTCCGATGCTTATCGTCGTGCCTATTCGTGCGAGAAGATGAGAGACAAACAAGTGTGGGAAGAATCTTGCAAATTGTTGTCTAACCCAAATGTAGCCCAAAGGGTTAAAGAGTTGCAGGAGGAACAAAAAAACAAATCGGATATAACTAAAGAACGCATTCTACAAGAATTGTCCGGTATAGCTTTCTCATCCATTGCCAGCATGCACAACACATGGATAGAGCGTAAAGAATTTGATGAGCTCTCTGACAAAGAGAAATCAGCAATAAAAAGTATATCTACCAAGATATTGAAAAAAAATATCGGAACAAGTGATGCTCCGGAAATTGTAGATGTTGAATATGTGAAGATAGAACTTTATGATAAGATAAAGGCTATTGAGCGTATATGTAAAATGCTTGGGTTTGATGAGCCTACCGAAATAGAGATGAATACCAGCAAACCCATAAGTGTCGAGGAAGCAAAGAAACTGATAGAAAGGCTATGATGGACGGTGTGCGGTATCTACAAGCATTTTGTATGTCGGGCGTTCTCAATTACACAAAATTTTTCTTTAAAAGTAAAACAGGGCGCAAATTTGTGGTGAGCAGACACCATGAACGCATATGTAATGCGTTGGATGATGTTATTTCCGGAAAAATTCAAAAACTGATAATCAATATTGCACCACGATATGGAAAGACCGAATTAGCCGTAAAGAACTTTATATCATACGGATTGGCACTCAACCCTTCCTCAAAGTTTGTCCATCTCTCATATTCTGACGATTTGGCTCACGATAATTCAGAAGAGATTAGAGACATAGTTAAATCAGAAGAGTATCAACAGCTGTTCCCGTATGTCCAGATAAAGAGAGGCACAGACAGCAAAAAGAAGTGGAGTACCACTGCTGGCGGTGGTGTATATGCGGTATCAACAGGTGGACAGATAACGGGATTTGGCGCTGGAGAGGTGGACGATATAGATGATAAAGAAACAGAAAAAGAAATAGATAGCATATTAAAGGGGGCAAGGTTTTCCGGCGCCATTGTCATAGACGACCCTATTAAGCCGGAGGACGCTTTGTCTGACGTGAAAAGGGAAAAGGTTAACCAACGCTTTGAAACTACTATCCGTAACCGAGTGAACAGCCGAAACACCCCGATTGTAATAATCATGCAGCGCCTGCATGAGAATGATTTGTGCGGCTATCTTATGAAAACAGAGCCAGGGCAATGGACTGTTCTTTCATTGCCGGTCATAGAAAAAGAAGCGGACGGGAAAGAATTTCCTTTGTGGGAATTTAAACACACATTGGATGAATTGCATAATCTCAATAGAATAAATCCATTCGTCTTTGAAACACAATATATGCAGAACCCTACACCTATAGAAGGTCTCATGTACGGTACATTCAAGACTTATAGGGAAATACCATATACCAACCGTGCCATTCGGAAAAATTATACCGATACCGCAGATACGGGCAGTGACAGATTATGTTCCATAGATTATGTGGATACAGAAATAGGCAACTTTATTTTAAGCATACTATATACGGACGCTCCTATGGAGGTTACGGAACCGCAAGTTGCAGCTTTGCTTGCCAAAGATAGAGTAACCATAGCTAACATTGAAAGCAATAACGGTGGACGTGGTTTTGCCCGAAACGTAGAGCGGCAATCACGGATAATGGGCAATAATGAAACAGAAATAAAATGGTTTCATCAGTCGGGGAATAAGGAAGTTCGAATATTTACCCGCTCCGCTGAGGTTATGAATCTTACATATATGCCGGAAGGTTGGGAAGTACTCTTTCCTGAATTTCATGCAGAGATAAAATCTTTTAGGAAGTTCGGAAAAAACGCACATGATGATGGGGCAGATGCTCTTACCGGAACCGTAGAAAAACGCGGAGATTTTGAATATGACAGCTATGAGGCTGCGACAGTCGCATTTTCCGGCATTCCAATTGTAGAAATACATCCACTGCTTAATGGGCGTTTTCTGTATGCGAAAGCGTATGTTGTACATGATACAATATATGTGGACGATGCGTATATAGGAGAATTGATTCCCATCAAAGAAATCGCCGCGCTGGTCGCTGGTGCCGATGTAAACATTGAGACTTCGCAGGCAATGCTTCATTATATACGCGATTATAGGGCTGAAATAGGTGATGTGTGGGCAAGGCAAGAAAATACAGGAAAACTTTCCTATATTGAAGCATTTAAGGGGCTAATTCGAGATTTTAAATTCAAGAGGGATAATAAAATGTCCTTATTTATGCGTAATCTAATGGACTATGACGGTAAAGATGTCTATGAAGCAATGTATGTATTGTGTTGTATAGCGGATAGAGTAAAAAGAAAATCAAAAAAATAATCATAAAAATGCTGTTTGTTATTTGGAATTAGTCTAAATAATATATATATTTGCACACGTAGGGTCACTACAAGCGTGTGAAGTTGCACGCAACCGTATTAATGGACTAAAACACTAAATATATGGGAGTGGCCGCATTTATTTGCTGTCACTCCTGCTTTGTATATGGGCATATTTACTAAATTTTGGAAGCCAGAGAATAAAAAGTCTATTCCGATGTATGATAATGTAAATCGGGTAGAAAGAGATGCAGCAGGAAACTACTGGTTTTTGTCCGATTTGTTTGGAAGGCGTTCCAAATGGAAAGTATATTATGACATGACTGACAATTTGGATAAAGCCGGAGCGCTTGTTTCCTGTACGCCTTTCTTCACTGTAGTTGATAAAATCGGTTCTATGATGTCCCGTGGTATTCCTTATGTGGTAGATAAGGATGGAAATGAAAAAAGGACATTTGCCGATATACGTAATATACTCAACGCTCCCAATCCGCTGCAAACATTCTCTTCATTTGTAAAGCAAATTGAAATATGTCTTAAGGTATTCGGCTATTGTCCAATTGTTCTTGTTAGAGCGACAAAAACAAGCACTCCTAAGGCAATGTGGATAATTCCACCTGAGATTTTCCATATGGAAGGAACCGGTAAGGTGTTTCGCCAATACGAACTGAAAAATATTATATCAAGTGTATATATAGACTGTAACGGAACTCGATTAGAGTTGGAGGACTATGAATATCTTGTAATATATGACAGCAATATAGTAATAAATAGCGGTGCGACTGCTGATGTCAAATTTGAGTCCGTTTCAGATAGCCTTTCCCAGCCTATATCAAACTGGGTAGCTTCTATGTCTGCAAGCCATACATTGCTTGTAAATGGTGGTCCTAAAGGCGTGCTCTATAATGATTATACTGACCAGATGGGAAATGTTGCCCTTTCCTCGGAAGATGAAAAGGATATAAAGGACAGATTTAAACGTGATTATGGCTTAGTAAACAAGGAATATCCCATTTTGGTGACACGTTACAAATTAGGATGGCTTCCTCTTGATTTTAATGCTGATGAATTAAAACTTCATGAAGAGGATAAGAGGTGTACAGATAAGATTGCCAATGCAATGGGCATAAATGCCAATCTTTTTACGGATGCCAAATACGACAACCTTGAAAGTGCTGGGAAAAAGGCTTATCAGGACGTAATCATTCCAGATAGCCGAAAGATAGCAGAATGTCTTTCAAAAGCCATATGTCCGGAAGGTGTTTTTATTAAGATTGATTTTACAGATGTTGAATGCCTTCAAACCAATAAGGAGACAGAAGCCAATACATTGGTTAAAGTTGCTGATGCCTTACAGAGATTGATAGATAAGTCTTTGATAACACATGATGAGGCACGTATAGAAGTTGCAAGATACATAGATATTGACCCGGATAATCCAAAAGGAGATTTTGATAGCAATGCAGCAAGCAGTGCATCTGTTGAAAATAACGTCAATAACAGTAAGGAAAATGGAAACAATGACAAATAAATACAAAGATAAGATGGGGATGCAGTATAAATTGTTCTCCATAAACTCGAAGGATGTCCAATATAGCCCCGAAAGCCGGACTATCAGCGGATACGCTGCTGTATTCGGAAACATGGATAAGGCTCATGATATTCTATTGAAAGGTTGCTTTTCAAAAAGTATCAATGAAAGAGGGCCGCAAAGCCAGGCAAATGACAAAATTATACTCCTTTGGATGCACGACATGTCAGAGCCTTTGGGATTTATTACAGAATTGAAAGAAGATGATAGAGGGCTTTATTTTGAGGCGCGCATTGATGAGATTGAACTTGGAGATAGGGCCATAAAACAACTTGAGTCAGGCACGCTTAATCAATTCTCTATTGGTTATGAGTATGTATGGGAGAATTGCGAATGGGATTACGAAAAAGAAGCCCTGATTGTTAGAGAGGTTAAGCTGTATGAAATATCGGTGGTATCAATTGGCTGTAATGGAGAAACCGAGTATTTGGGATTGAAGTCAATTGAAGACTACGAAAACGCTTATAAGGATTTAAGCGGTGAAATTTCCTTGTTATGTAAAAATATGAGTACAACCAAGCAACAGCGTTTGCAAAAAATTATAGCCAAAGCAATGTCACTTGCATCTTTTAGGCCGGACGGTGTTATACCTGCTCCACCCAAAGGGATGGAAGCCGGCAGTAATGGCAAAACGGAAGAAAAATCATTATGTAATTTATTAAAACTAAAATCGGTATGAAATTAGGATTTTTAGAACTTATGGACACATCCGGCTTGTCCGAAGAAAACAAGAAGTTTTTTGAATCTTTGGACGAAAAAATGGGAGAAGCCTTTGAAAAACAAGTGAAAGGCTATCTTGCGGATGAAGTGAAATTGGAAGATTTGCGTAAATCCATAAAGGATGCCGCTGATTCCATAAATGACATCAAGGAAAAGGATTTTGCCGGCATTGACAAAAAGACTTTTGAGGAGAAGGTTAATGAATTGGAGAATGCCATTTTACGTGTAAAGGCTTCTACCGAAGTAGGTAAAAACGGGGAGGTAAAGATTAAATCTGTTTATGAGCAGCTACACGAACAGCTCAAGGAGTATATTGCCGCGGACAAGAAGGGCGTTATGTCTCTTGATTTGAAATCGGCTTGTCAGTCGGCTCCCGGCAATAAGTTGGGATTAAATCTTGTGCTGGAAAAGAAAGACGCTGCAACTATTACTTCCGGGGCCCTTGCTCCGCATTACGGACTTGAGGTTGACCCAAATTTATCAGTTAATCCGAGAGCGCAAACCGTCATTAGAAAATATGCAAATGTATCAAGCACAAATAATAGGGCTTTGGTTTATGCGGAATATACAAGCAAGGACGGAGATGCTGCATGGGTTCCTGAAGGTGGGCTAAAGCCTTTGATGGATGCGACATTGACAGAAAAAACAATAACCGCTGCCAAAGTGGCTATTGCTGCTAAATTTACAGAGGAAACGCTGTCGGATTTTCCCAGCTTCGTCAATGAAGTTGAAACGGAAATGGTAAATAAACTTGGAATCAAAGAAGAGCAGGGAATTTTGTCAGGCAATGGCTCTAGTGGAGAAATAAAAGGCGTTGCATCGGATATGCCGGCATTCTCTCTCTCTACTTTCTATGTTGAGAAGCCAAATATGTTTGATGCTCTTGTGGCTGCATATTCGCAAATTGTATCCACCAGCGAAATGGCTTATCGTCCGAACCTTGTACTGATGAACCCATTGGATTACGCGTCCATGCAGTTGGCTAAGGATGCTAACGGTCAATATCTCCGCCCATTCCGATATGGAGATGAATTGATTCAGGGATTGCGTGTAGAAACGACCACAGCAGTAAAACAAGGAGATTTCATCATGGGTGATTTCTCATACTTGAATATTCGTGACTTGTGGGTATTGTCTATTACCTTAGGATGGGAGAATGACGATTTCCGCAAGAATATCGTGACTGTAATCGCAGAGAAGAGGCTGATGTGTTATATCAAGTCGCAATATAAGACCGCATTTGTAAAGGACACATTCTCTACTGTAATAGAAGGTATCACTCAAGAAGCATAAGGAGAATAATTATGGGAAAAGAATATAGAATAAACCTGACTAAGCGTTATAACGTAACATTTGTCAAGGATGGTGTGAAGTATAAAACAGGCGATGAAGTTTCAGTCGGAATGGCTCTTGCGAGCAAGTTTTATGCCGAGGGTAAAATTGAAGCGACAAACGAACTGATTAATGATGCCAGAGCGTTGGGTTGCGAGGAGTTGTTCACTAAACGTAAATCTGCGAAAAAAGATACGGTATGATAATTGACTACGAATCTTTCACCGGGTTGCTGAGTGTCGGGATAAATCCTGACACTGGCGCTCCCTCTATAACAAGAGATGCGGAGTTGGGCAAAATAGAATCATATATTTCCGTATATGAACAGGAATATTTGATTCGTATACTTGGTGAGGATATGTGTAAGGCTTTTACCGATTATCTTAACTCAAAAGAAGATAGCGTTGATGATAAATGGGATAGGCTGCTTGCTATTTTATCAGAAAAATACAGCCCTATTGCTTGCTATATATTTTTCAAGTATATAGCGGACGGTAATTACAGCGTAACAAATGTTGGAACAGTAACCTCTGCCGATGGAGATGCTGTTTCTCCACAAGTTTTGCAAATTAGGGCATGGAATGATATGGTAAATATGAACAAGCGTGTTTATAAACTTTTGCAAGGAAAGGAATATGCTGGTGTATGTTTCAATCCATGTATGTTGCGTAAAATAAACTGTATGGGAATATGAAGCCGGTAAATGATATATTTGCGGACATTGTAAAAAAGGTATCGAAAAGATACGGAAGCAATGTGTCGTTTTTATTCGGAGACTGGGCCTACATAAGCAATCAATTAACTTTATGGGGTAAAAGTCCCAAGACAAGTAAATTGAAGTTTCCTATAATATGTCTTTATTCTCCGTTCACGGAAGATAGAAGTTCTGCCGAGACTGAGGTTAGCCTGGAGTTTATTATTATGGTAAACACTTTGAAAGGGTATTCGAATGAAGACCGGCAAAAGACTTCCTTTGAGCAGGTATTGCGACCTATATACAATCTTTTCTTGGATGAAATCAAGAAAGACATAAACATTGTCCGTAGTTACAATGATGTGGTTCCACATTCCTACATTGAAAACTACAGATATGGCAGGGTTGGGGTAATAGGAGAAGACGGGAAACCATTCAGTGATTTTATTGATGCTATCGAGATGAAAAATGTAAATTTAACCATTAAAGAAGTAAAATGTTATGGCAACAGATTATAGAAAGTGTCCGGGCGTTGCAACTTTTAATACGGGTAGCTCCGTGTGTGTGCTTGACCCCGGTAAAATAAAAGCTATCATACTGACTATTCACGGTCATAAGATACCTACAGAGAAAACAGCGGAAGCCTTTGAAAAGGCTTGCCATGCAGACCGTCCGGGAAGAATATTCCCTATCAAAACGATTGTGGAATATGCACCTTCCGGTGGAGAGGCTCAAACTTCTGCTACGGGATACGGCCCTACTAAAATCACAAGCTATTCAGCTAAAAATGATGTATGGACTTTGCAGGACTACGATGCCAGCTTGAAAGCAAACATCATGGTGGCAAAGAATGTGGCATTTGATGCTTATTTTGTAGATGAGAACAACGTCATTTACGGAATGAATGACGGTACGAAAGATTTGGCAGGCATTCCACTGTCCGGCGTTTATCCGGGCGGTCAGGACTGGGATTCTTCTGGCACAGAAGCCAACTTGACTATCGCAACCATGTTCAAGGATTACGAGAAATATATCAAGAATGCGGATGTGAGAGCTTATGATTTTGATGTCGTTGACGCATTGAAAGGGTTGGTTTATGTTGATTTGGTATCAACGGAAGACAAAAAATACAAACTTATAGAGCACTTCGGGAAGCTGGATATTACGGAGTACTATGGTGAGTTGCTACAAAAGAATGCAACTACTGCATTACCCAATGCAACAGATGTTTCTTATGCAAACGGCATTATAACAATAAACGAAGGTACTGCGGAACTTGCATCTCCCTCTGTATTGCAAGAAGCTGGAATTACGGGTATTGAGGCTTGGACATGATAGTAGAAGGAATCTCATTTAATGAAGAAAGGGTAAAGAGTATGAAGAAGAGGGACTTCATAAATATTTATAAGAATGTGTTTTTTCTTGACCGACCGCCCGAAGAAAGGGAGAAAACCCTTTCGTCCATCTACGATGATATAGCATCTTCCGGTGCGGCAAGACAGAAAAAAGATGATTGTATATTATGATGGTGGTATCGTTTAATTAGGGGCGTTCATTCGCCCCTAAATTGTCTTGACTATGGCTAACATTATTGAAGCAGAAGAAAATTTCAGACGGTTTGCTACCGGATTTGAACCGATGATACGGGATATTATGGTAAAAAACAGAGAAGAAGTTTCCCAATATATTGTAGAACAACTATGGTCAGGTATTAACGGAAATGATAAACCATTACGCCCTACTTACCTTAATGACCCGTATTTCAATACCAAAGAAGCGGGGTATTGGTATAAGAACGCCAAAGGCTATGCTGCTTTCAAGCAAAGGGTAGCCCCGCTTATGTATTCTTCGCTGATAAACGCTCCGGTAAGTTCTAAAGGGACGCCAAACCTGATAATTACGGGTGAATTTCACGATTCTATTACAGCCGTACCGATAGATAAGGGGCTAAGGATTGAAAGTGTGGGGATAAGCTTTAGCGGTGATATAGAAAAGAAATACGGACAGGCGATTTACAAGGTCGGTTCTTATGCAAGAAAGGCATTCATGGAAAGGCATATAAAGCAAGGCATTGCGGATTATTTTAGAAAATTCGGTTTATAATGGGATGTGCGTGTGAAAACAAAAAGAGAATGGCAGATATAGCCAAGATGCGTTCGCTTGCAAGAAAAGCCGCAAAGATGGAGGGGAAAGTATATATCCTTTATGAGAAAGACGGGGTTTTCAATTTTTGCCCGAGAGGCGAAATGTTTAACGGGAAACTGATTGAATATGTTTGGTTCTGATATTAAAAAAAGAACACTGTTTTTTGTATAACCCCCGTAATTTTTCTGCCTTTAAATTGAAAAATATTAAAAACAGAACAAAGGCGGGATAGCTCCCGCCTTATACAATCATTTCCTGGTTATTATACTCATGTGTGGGTATTTGGTTTCATGAATTGTCGGCTTCTTGGGCTTTTCTCCTTTGAGTTCTGCAAGTTCCGCCTTGACTTCCTTAAGTTCGTTCAATAAATCCGTATATCCTTCCGTCAATCGGAGAATATGTTGCATCATTGCTGTACTGATTTCCATAATAGATGAATATTTGTTTTAGTCGTTATTTCTGCCATCTGCCCGCCAGCCGTATTGCT